GTTACCTGTAGATGCCGATACCAGAAGACTATCTGTATCTACGCTTGTCGGCGTTATATTACCGAGACCGAGAGTAAATGTTCCATCGTCTGTTATAGGACTTCCCGAAACACTTATTCCATTATTGCCTGTAACTGCTACAGATGTTACGGTGCCTGTACCAGTAACACTCTGCCAAGAAAGAATACCCGATCCATTACTTACTAATGTTTGCCCATTGCCACCTGCGGTAGTAGGCCACCTAGTGGCATTTAGCAGCAGATATTGGCCGCCACCGACCGCTGGATTAATATGTAAATCTTGTCCCCCTGATGCTGTTATAAGGGCAGGGCCCAAGTTTCCTGCATCTACTACAAGACTCTGGTCTTCATCTAAACCTATAATAAGGTCACTTGCTGCCGGTGGAGAAATAGTACCCGATTGGGTTATTGTTGTTCCGTCTCGACCAACTACAAAGGACGAGGTGCTCGTGCCCTTGGCATTAATAGTTACTGACATAAGCTCTCCTGTTCAGGTATAATCCTGTCTAATACAGCCGTATTAGTCTTCTGCTTAGACTATTTATCAAAAACTATAAAACAGAAGGTAAAATCAAACTTATCAATTGTTGATAAATAATAGAAATAAGGACATTGTACATGCCAAGAATTTCACTTTGGAATCCTCAGAAAGGAGCAGATTTTAATTTTACTGATCGAACAGTTGGTGAAAACCTTAGAATTTCCGGTGACGGTATCCTTGTGCATATGTACGAAGGCCCCACAACTGACGCAAATGGAAATACAGATACCTCTATCACAACTATTCAAGACGTACTATTTCTAACTAACAATAATAGAAAATATAATCCAAACGTAATTGAACTAAGAGGGCACCATCAGCAACAAGACGTAAATTACGACTTATCACAGTTTGGAATTTTTCTTAGCTCTGATGTTATTCGTATTCAGTTTCATTATAACGACATGCTAGATGCTCTCGGGCGAAAACTTATTTCAGGCGACGTACTAGAATTTCCTAGCATGAGAGATGTCCCTATCTTTGATAACGCAGTCGGTATCAATCGTTATTATGTTGTCCAGGATGCCCTATATGCTGCTGCCGGGTATGGACAAAAATGGTTTCCGCACATCTGGCTTGTAAGGGCTAAACTAATGACTGCTGCCCCAGAATATACTCAGATTATAGATCAAGCATCCACAGGACAGACTGCTGGAGGTGTGGGCCAAGGTATCGGCATTATGCCAGCAGGTACAACCGATACAGCAGATGCTGCCGGTAATCCGGGACTCGGATGTAATCCTAATATTAAGAACTCGTTAGACCTATTCTGCCAGATTATTAAAATTACAGACGAGATTGTTGCTGAGGCCGAAAAGAACGCCTTCTTTGATCCCAAGTTTTTCGAAAGTGCAAACTTATACATATACCTAGACGAAAAGGGTTATCCAATAATTGGTAGTAATTATTACAGTGGCGACGGTGCTCCACCTAACCAATCGACTGATAATATGCAGAATCTAGTTCCGTCAGGACCACTTGTTGGTGCCGGCATTAGCTTTCCTCCCGGAATGCAAGATGGTCAATACTACCTTCGTATTGACTACTATCCCGAAAGATTATTTCAGAAACAGGGAAGCTGCTATAAACTCATAGAGGTAAATGTATTGAAACATTGGACTGCATATAACCGCGTACTCGACACGTTCATCGATAATAACAACGATACCATCTTGTCTGACGGAACTGTTGTTCCTGAGAAACAGGCTATCTCACAAGTTATCAAGCAGAAGGTAGATTTGTACGCTGAGAGAAAAACTCAAGTTACTGCGGCCGAGGAAGCTAGGTCGGCTATTGCCAACGAACGTGCTAAGACAAAGCCTAACTAAGGACAAAAATGGATTTCTTTTTCGACGGGCAAATAAGACGATATCTCGTCCAATTTATGCGCATCTTTGCTGATATAAAAATTAGAAACGGCCCAGATGCCAATGGCCTATACACAATTCAGCGAGTTCCTATTATGTATGGTGATCCATCATGGATGGTTGCACAACTCATTAAGGGTGCAAGTGAGAATACACTATTGCCTAATCCTATGTTTAGTGCATATATTGACAGTATTAAAATATCTCCTAACAGAAGGCAAGATACACAATATGTTGGCAAGGTGTCAACAATGGAGCGAGAATTTAAGAATGGAGAATATACTGATCAACCCGGCGTAAGGCAAGAAGTAGATAGGTACATGCCTGTTCCGTACGATGTATATTTTAAGCTTGACGTTTGGACTCCAAATATAACTACGAAGTTGCAAATCTTTGAACAGATAGCCATTATATTTAATCCATCTATTCAGTTACAGCAAAATAGCAATCTTCTAGATTGGACAAGTATATTTGAGGTATGGCTTGAAGATTATACCTTTACAAATAGATCTATTCCGCAGGGCGGGGAACAAGAACGCGATGTAATGACGTTTAAGTTTAAAGTACCTATTTGGATTAATCCGCCGGCTAAGCTCAAGAGAAGCACTCTTATTGCTGAAATTGTCACAAACGTTTTTGACGGAGTTGATATACAGGCTGCTGAATCTAAACTTGATGGCACATATTACGATCCGTTTAGAAATTGTATTGGCGGAATACCAGTGCAGATTATTACAACTGTTGGCAATCATAAAATATCTGTTGCCAATGTAGGCGGAGTAGACGAAATTACATTATTAAACGAATATGGAACTACCGATCCGTCATTAAGCTGGCAAGAGTTGATACAAAAATACGGGCAGATTACTACTAATATCACTAAGCTTCGGCTAAAATTAGATCCTAACATCGACATAAGCGACTCTGATATTATAGGCGGTATTGTCCAAGATCCGTTGCGTCAAGATGTGCTAATATTCACACCCGACATTGACACTCTTCCTGCAAACACTATTTCTCAGATCCTAGACATCATCGATCCTATAGAAATATGGCCGGGGCACGGATTGCCGGCAGCATTAGCGGGGCAGAGATATCTACTAACGTCCAGAGATAGTGCCGGCGAGGAGCCTGCAATTCCACCGATGGTCCCGACAAGCCCGTGGGGTCAAAACTTAGTTGCATACCCTAATGACATTATCGAATTCAATGGTATTAGCTGGGTAGTAATATTTGATTCACAAAACTCTATAGGTAAAAATTACGTTATCAACAGTTCTAATTCATCTCAGTACATGTATGATTCAATATTAAAAGAATGGACATATACATACTACGGGACATATAATCAAGGATACTGGAGGATCGACAATATTATATCTGCACCGGACGGTACAACTATTTCCAATTATGAGTAATTTTTACAATTATTGAAATGCCATTGATGCATAGGCCCTGTTCTGCCGCTTTTATTACAATGTGGGCATATTACCTGTCTATCTAGAATTTTTGCTAACTTTTCTCTATGTATATTTGATTTTGGAATATCTTTCTTAGCTACGGACATTTTTCTTCTATGTTCGTCGGTCTTAGGTACTCCCTGCAATGCTACATTTGGTGTACCGATTTTAGTTTCGGATATCTTTCTTCTATGTTCGTCGGTCTTAGGTACTCCCTTTAGACTAGTATTTGATACACCGATTTTAGATTCAGATATTTTCTTCTTTGTCTCTTCTGTCCTTGGTAATCCTTTATTCCACGGAATGCGACCCTTGCCATGACTAGACATTTTCTCGTGCATTTCGCTGGAGGAAACATATTGGATAAATTTTTTTCTAACCCATCCATACAGTTTATTTGTTCTTTTTCCCTCATTATGATTATTGGTATAACACATCATCCTTACTGCATACATTAATTTTGGATTTCCGGGATGCATCTTTACTAACAACTGATGAGCAACATAGTGTTCTTCTGGAAATAATTTTACCAGGTTAGAAGAATCATTTGTTCCACCTAAACATTTCAGAATAATATGATGTGTCTCAAAATATTCACCGGGCATTATAGAACGATGCTGTGCTCGCTTAATCAGTTGCTCATAATGCTTTAAATAGTTCATAGCTATATTTATTATAAATAGTTTTATGGACAATATCAACCAGCTATCCAAGGTAGGCGTCGGGACAATTTTTGTTTCGACAAAGACATCTCGAGTATTACTAAATCTTCGTGCCCCACATAAGACACATTCAATGTGTTGGTCTTTGTGGGGAGGTATGATGGAAGAGAATGAACAACCTAAAGATGCATTACTTCGGGAACTAACAGAAGAAATGGGTTTTGTTCCAGATATTGAGAAGATCTATCCGTTCGATGTATACCAAAGTAAGGATAAACACTTCAAATACTTTAGTTTCGTATGTATTGTTGAGGATGAGTTTGTACCAGAGCTAAATGCCGAAAGCTGCGGTTATTGCTGGATTGATTTAGGGCAATGGCCCAAACCTATGCATCAGGGTGCAAAGATAAGTTTCTGTAATAATAAAGCTGTTGATAAGATTAATCTAATCTTAAGCCAACACCTTAACGACGCCTAATCTGATAAACAACTTCAAAGTCGGGGCAATCAAGAAACATCTGCGGAGTTAATTTCTTCTTCTTATTAACTAGCTTTTCAAATTCCGGAAATCGAGTGTGGTAGTTGGGCACATTAATTAACGCCAATCTAATAAGTTCTACACAATTTATTTCAAGGTCAGATTTTATATCAAAGAGATTATCGTAAGGTTTACCTAGGTGCACCTTTACACTATCTAGGGCACCAGTCCATTCGTTCAACGACATGTTTCTGGGCTTTATTAGTGCTACAGCATCTACTCCGTTGAAGACTTGATCAAAAGTTGAATAATGTGTTCCTGCACCTGTGGCTTCTATAAATCTAAAATCGGATTTATCAGTTACTTCGTCTTCTAGGTTCATCAGAACATGACTATAGTATCCCCACTTACCTGTTAGAAAAAAGTGTCCTAAATTAATAAAGAATGTAGTTAGTTGATTACTTCTTCTTGTTGCAATAATATAGTAATCATCAATAAATCTGTCCATTAGATATTCGGCATCGTGCTGTAATAGAGTATCTTTTTGCTTCCAACTAATCTTAGCAATTAACTTAATAAACCAAATCTGTACTTTTTGATACCAGGTGTAGTTCATTTTACTCTCCGTAAATTGCAGGCCAGAATGCAGAAAAATTAT